CGCACCAGGATTTCCTGCCAACGACGGATCTTGCAAGAACTGCATGTGAACTGCAATGTGTGCATCGTGATCTTGCTCTGGGAATGCACGAATACCTTTGCCGTACAATACGCTCATATTCTCATCAATTGGATCCATTTGCACAGCTTCTTCTGGCTTCTGCAATATTTGATCTATGTTCGGAATCCGAAGTGCCTCGTACATACGTTTGTATGCCTCGTATAAATCATGGAATTGTGGAGCGGATCGTGACATCTCCAAAACAGCTTGTGCTTGTGCAATGCGCTGTGCTGTTGAGAATATGTTTGGATCACTAACTGGTATGATATCAATTCGATCATCAAAGTCAGTTCGATAAATGATATCATCCGCACCAGCTTGTGAGAAACTAAACTCGTCAGGTAGGTTTTCAGCATTTAACTGCGCTAACAATTTAAATTCTTGGCCTTGTGCGTAATGCAATCGCTTGTGTATCGCACTGAATGCCTTCGATCCTTGCTCGATCAACGCAACAGTTGAACCAACAGGTGCATTCGGATTTACATCTCCGACATTTAAATCTGCCGTACTTGCAAATCTCTGCCCAGCGTCAACCATAAAGCCTAGCAAATTAAACAGAGATCCACTTGGCTCTTTAAACGGCAATGGCATAATAGCTTTGTTGATATCATCAACTGTACTGTCGATATCATTAAACTCGCCTGGACTAATCTGCATGTCGCCACCTTGGACGCGACCACGCAATTTAAATCCACCTTGCATGTTGCTGAATGCGGCACTGTCTAGCAATGCACGCAACGATCCAGTCGCCGCTTTACCCAAACCACCAATCATGTGGTACAAGCCAAATCCATAGAACCCTAAACCTGGCAAGAACTTGTATGACACAAACCAATCTCGGCGTTGCTTCATTTCATCGTCTTGTTTCCAGTTGCGTCTAATGCTCACAACATTTTGGTTTTCGTAGTCAATTGTGATCACATACGGCAATGCAACTGCATTATCGTCAGATTCGCCATCAACCATTTCTTCGCCATCGAATCCGTCAAACAAATCGTACACATGCATTTCGAGCAGTGTCATTACATCATCGTTGCTATCATCGTATTCATCGACGCCTTCAATCTCGCCAATTACATCACCTGATGGATCAACTGTATCTCCGCCAGCATACTTAGTCGGTAAGTAATATCCGTTCTGCACATAACGATTAAATTCGTTCTTTGGCATACGAATGATATGCGTGTATCGTGGCGAGGTGTATAAATCTTTACTTTCTGGTGCTACCACAAAGTCCTCTGCCTTTACAAAGCTACTGCATTGGCGATCCATGTTTACATCCCACCAAACCTTCTTGAAAGTATGACCGATTAACGGAAGGTGAAATAGCATCTGATCTAAGTCAGGGAAATACTCAGGCATTTCCTGAGTGATTTGGTAATTCATAAACTCACGAACACGGCGACCTTGCTCTTCTAGCTCTTCATCTGGGTTGCCTATGATTACAGATTTAACTGGCCCACCTGATGGGTAAAGCTCTGCAATTGCCTTCGCATTGAATTGAGTTGCCGCTTCAGCGATTAACGGATGCACTACAACTGAAAGTCCGCGTGTGCCACGTTCATCTTCGCCTTCGTCAAGTCCACCATCTGGATCGAGCGTCTTCAATCCTTCTTTGTAGCGTTCTTTCCACTCTGACCGAGCTTCTTCGTCATTTTCGTAATAACCTACAAGTTCTTGCGCTTTTCGTGCGAGATCTCGTTCTTCCATCTGTTCAGCTAAGTTGGAATCAAATTCTGCGGCATCTGCCTCGTCCATTGCATCTAACTCTGGGTCACCAATCAGAACATCGCCATCTGCAAGCTCCTCGATCATTAACTCATCACTAGGTGCGCCTTCAGCAAATGGTATAATATTTGGGTCAGCCATAGAGGGTAATCCTTTGTTTTTCTACTGGCTCGTCGTCTTCAGGGTCTTCACTGTGACCAACAAACCATCCTTTTCGTAAACGCAACCAAGCCTGTGTACAAGTATCAACAACGTCATCGTTGGGGTGTGCAGGAAAGGCCGCGCATATGTCTATTAAATCTTTAGCCCATTTTCGATCAGAAGGGTAGTAAATTCTTCCATCTTCTAAAAGTGCGCTCGATGCGTGCGCTCTGGCTTCCTTATCTCGGTCAGGAGAATAAGCTAAAACTGGTATCCCAGCCATGCGTAAGTCTTGCAGTAGAGACTGGCCTGACGCTTTCTTCTCGATCAACACAGCGTCTGGCTCCCAATCGTCGTAAGCCTCTTGTGCAATGCGCCTTAACTCTGGGTAGCTCACCTTATCGTACCAAGCCTCCAATACAATCGCACACATTGCACCTTTGTATCTAAATACACCCCAAGTTGTTCTGGCACTAAAGCTAGAGCTTTCCTTGGCTTCGAATGCAGTATCCCATGATTGAAGAACATATTCTATCTCTGGCAAGTCTGGCTTTTCCCAAGGAACCCACCAAGATGCTCTCAGGATACCACCACCTTTTGGCGATGGTCTTTGCTGTAACTGACCAGCAGATGCATAAGACCCAAGAGATCGCTCCAGAGTTGATAAAGTTTTCTCGTCAATTCTGTCAGGCCACAGCAACTCACCTTCCTTTGTTCTTGGATCAGTAAACCCAAGTGACGACTTCATTGGATTCGGCGCACCCACTTCGTAACGAGCAGGCAACATTAGGTGATCCCATTCATCACCAAGTTGATTTGCCAAGACGTGACCTGTGAGATCCTGTTCGTGTAGCCTCTGCATAATAATTATAAATGCACCAGTCTGCGGATCGTTTAGTCGTGTCTGCATAGCCTGATCCCACCAATCCAATACACCTTCACGAACTTTAGAGCTATCTGCCTCAACAGAGTTGTGTGGATCATCGATGCATATGATGTCGCCACCATCACCAGTTAACGCACCACCGACTGACGTTGCGATTCGATAGCCTGTCTTATCATTCTCAAATCTCTGCTTTTGGTTTTGATCGCTTGTCAAACTAAATTTGTCATTAAAGTGATCTTTGTACCACGGACTGTCGATTAACCTTCTACACTTCGTGCTATCTCTGATCGACAAGGAGCTTGCGTAAGATGCATAGAGAAACTTTTTGTGAGGTTGGTGCGTCCAAGTCCAAGCTGGCAGAGCAACAGCCACGCTGATTGACTTCATGTGTCGAGGTGGCACGTTAATGATCAGGCGTTTAATGTCGCCTTCGACTACAGCCTGAAGGTGATCACTGATCGCATCGATGTGCCAGTTGTTCTTGAAGGGAACGCCAGGTTCAATCGTAGGCCAACTAGCCTTCGTAAATTCCCTCAATGATCTGCGATACTTCTCCGCTCTCACCTGTTCCAACGTCAGTCCTGCTAAATGCGTCCTCAATTGATTTGAGCTGATCATCTGGTATCCTTGTTAAATCTATGACGTGTTTCTGTTCGACAGTGGTTGCAACCTCTTGCTTGTCCACCCACCCAGCTCTGTTCTTCAGGAAGAAGATCATCGCTGTATTGTCCCTATCAATCGTGGCCTTTTCAAAGAGAGCGTTAGTCACGGCATCTATGCCACGAGCCTGACCTCTTTTTATAGCATCCGAAAATTCCGAATTTTCTGACTGATGAAGCATGAAAGTTGACAGTGAAACGCCTAGCATTCCAGAAGCCTGTTCTTTCGTTAATCCCTTGGTCATAAGATTTTCTACGTTAAGCAAAACTTCATCGGTGATCTCGAACTTCGGTCTACCGACTGGATTTTTAGTTTTGACATCTGACATAGTGTTGACCTTTCTTTTCAGTGGTTAGCTGTATTTAACGAAATATAGCCTAACTCTTAAAAAAAGAAAAGTATCAGATCAAAAATCTATTTATGTCATTTATGGCATATTTATGGCATATACCAAATCTGCCATAATTCATCTACTCTATACTCCTTATTTATATAGTTATTATATATATATATTATTATTATTATTATTTATGTCATACTGTCATACCCCCCCCTTCTCCCCCACAGGTATAGGTATGGGGGGGTAAAAAATAGGGGGGATCTATTAGGGGGTATCTGCCATATATGCCAAAAATGCCATAAATCACTTTCGCCCTTATTTTATTGATAAAAAGGTCAAAAAATAGTATGCCATAAATACTGCCATAAATACTGCCATAAATAAAAACGTGAGAAAGGAACAGATATGAGTACAGTTTACGTTGTAACAAGACCCAGAGAAAATAAGTTTGGGTGGACTCCAGATTTATCTGACGCCACGAAGTATGGTAAGTTACAGGTTATCTTTGAGCCTGACGAGAAACCACAGTTTAATCCGAGCCGAGCTATAAACATTGCGAGAGTTATCCTTCAGTCGTTTAGTGAAGATGACTATCTACTGTGGGCTGGTGGAGGAGATCCAGTGGCTGTGATGATTGCATGTATGGTAGCCTCTGAAAGCTGTGATATTGTGAACGTCCTCAGATGGGAGCGCAACTTCAACGAGGGTGAGCGAGATCGCCGTAAGGGTTGGTACTTACCAGTTAAGATGGATATGTCTTAAACTTTTTTTATTTTTATTCACTTTGCCTATTGCTATACTATATACAGTATGCTACATAATGTATGTAGAAAGAGAAAAGGAATACAAAAATGAAAATCAAAGGCGCAATGACAATTCTTAATAAACGAGCTAAGTTTTATGGTAAAAGTGTAAATTGGCTCATCAATGAATTGGATAATGAGTTATACAGTAATGAAACTACAATGGTTCTTGTAGCTTATGAAGTCTATAAAAAGGATCAAGGATATCGTTGGAAAGGTACTGAAGGCGATACTTGGGTCAAAGTAATTAAGGAGGCAGTATAATGTCACTTAATATTACACAAACTGAAATCAATACACTTTGGGACAAGGGATACCGCCCTTTTGAAATTTACACATCTAACCCAGAGCCTGTAATGTATCACGGCAAAATGGAAGAAACTAATGCAGTTGGTGGTTGGGATATCAAACACATCTTTGCCACACGCGATGAAATTGAAAACTATCCAAACTTTGACTGCATCATAATGATAGACAGTGTTGCTTACTGTACTGAAATCTTTCACGGCAATGAGGGCAATACAAATTGCCTTACTAAAAATCAAACAAAAGCAATGGAAGTTCTTGTCAAGTCTGGCATGGAAAACACTGGTGCTAAGTGCATTGAAGACATGATGGACGACCCAATGCCAGTCGTACAAGCAAGCGACCTTGTTAAATCTGGTTGGTCACAAAAGCAAGCCGAAGGCACATTTGGCTCACTTGTTGCTAGTGGTCATATCTTACATGACGAAGGCGGTAATGCCGCTAATGATCTTTATGTTCTTGATGGTGAAGAGGAAAAATTTGAAAACCTACGCCAATTTGTAGAAAAAACATTCAATGCGGAGGTGGCGTAATGGAAACTTTTAAATTTGAAATCACAATTGAGGTTGGACAAGATATGTATGGCGACAGTGAAGGCCAACCCACATTTCACGAAACCAAAGAGTGGTTAAAAAATATGATCTCATGGAACCACCCACATGATGCCAGAAGGTATTTTAATGACGTTAAAATTGTATCTAAAAGAAAAAAGGAGAATAAAAATGGGTTATAAATATTGGACACAAGCGGAGGACGCAGAGCTTGTATTAATGCGAGAAGCCAAGGTATCTACCAAGGAAATCTCCAGAGCTTTAAATCGTTCGCCTTCGTCAGTTATGAACCGCATAGCTGTTAAGGAAATACCATATGGCAAGCCAAGTGTTATCGATCAGATTGCATCCGTTGGTGTTGCATTTGGTGAGCCTGACACAGTTCAAACAGAAAGAGAGAAGCAAGCAAGTGAAATGCAATCTCTTAAAAATGCGCTTGAGGAAATGGAAGAAGACATCAAGCCAAGCAATTGGTTTCCAAGACTGAAGCGTTGGTTAGGATTTTAAAATGGAACCAATAAAAAAATTGTCATCTAGTTATTGCCCTCACTGTCGTAATGAAAAACTAGCGGCAAAGGATTCTAGGGCGCATTCTGCCTTTGGATTTTTAACTACAAAACGTCGAAAGGTTTGCCCTAAGTGTGACTATAGGGTAACCACAATCGAACTGCCATTACATCTGGCAGAAGAAATATTTCAAGAAGTTTAGAAAGGAATGAGTATGATTATTAAGAGATGGAAGTTTAAAGGTTTCAACCACATAACCTTTACCAATGACTTCACTGATTGGATTAAGATGAACTCAGGCAAAAGGTTAGGCCACAAGAGTTTGTGGGTATACACACAGTCAGGTGAAGTTCCCATCGAAAGTGGCAAGTGGATATCAATTAACTTGCGTGGTCACATTGAAGTCCACGACACGAAGCCACAGTTAATATTTAATGTTGGACTGACAAAGGAAATCTTCTCTGGATTACTGTTAGTTGCCACACTTTTAATTATAGTTGTAGGATTGATGGTTTTGTGATAAGAAGGATTTGACTGCTCGACAAAGGATCTTTTCTTTTCTCTTCCTGTATCCTTGTCTTACTAAACTAGACCCACTTGGCCAGGTTTCGCACTGCAAAGGTGGGTCTTTTTTTATTGCCTTAGACATCATCAAACTTTATAGTTATGCGGTAAGGTGGTTAAATGAAATCAGTTATTATCGGGCATGTTAATATCAGATCTCACTTCAGGCATATTCGCTACCAAATGCGCTAACATTAATACGAATATAACCGCCACCTTACACGACTATTTTCCTAAATCAATTGGTCTTAGTTTTGGCATGAGAGTGCTAGACGATACCTTATCTGTCTCTATACACTGACCCATGCTATCCATATCTTCATATGGTTTGTATGCTTCTGGCAGTGCATTGCCACACTCATACGCAGTTCTATACAAAGTTTTCTTTTGGATCTCTGTACCATCTATTACATATGTCAGGACAAGCATTGTGTAGAAAGTCATAACGCCTCCTTATGCTTTTCGAATTTACCATTGGCATCAAGTTTCGGGATTGTAGTCCTTTTCCGTTTACTTGCAATCTCACCTCCACACGCCATGTAGCCAGCTCCATCCACCCAATTGTCAGGATGTTCTGGATTTGATTTGATTCGTGCAACTTTCAGGAGGTTCATCATAACGCCTACATCATGTGTCTTTACATCTACACCTAAGTAAGTTGACCAGAAGTCTGCAATCATCTTGAAGTTGTCCTCCATGTCGCCATGATCAGACGCCCTATCTTTCGTTACATACTTCTTGGCAGTGTCGAGGATGTCACCTCGCGTTGCTTCTTCTATATGTTTGCTCGTAGCCCATTTAGCCATTTGTTTTCCTTTCTTATAATTCTAATACCATTTGAGTAATAACTTTACTTCCAGAGTTATATTGTTTTGTCTCACCTTTAGGGTAAGGGAACTGATCGTAGTTTAAAGACTTAGTTAAAAGTTTTCGATCTTTCTTACTTCCAACAATATAAATATACCTATGTTTGCGTGGCCTATCTATGTATTCATATTTGTCTGGATTGCTTTTTCTTTCTTCGATTGTGCTTTGCTCAGTGATGGTTTTGGAATGTAGGTTTGATCCTATGATCCGCCACTCTGTTCTCTTTGCACTCAGGCCAGTGTATAAAAAGTTAGTTGCCTGATAAACATATCCAACGTGACCCTGACTTATATCAGCATATGAAATTACAATTTTTGGTTTTGGTAACATCTTTAAAGATTGAGATATTAGAAAAGAAGATTGATTCTTATCATTATCTTGTAGGCATAATCTATTTAGCTCTACTACTTTACTTGCATGTTCCTCACCACAAACGCCCATACAAAGAGCGGGGGATGGGGGAATGCCATAAGTCACAACACCAATCAGTTCAGATTCATCAAACAATCCAAATGCATTTGTTATGTTTGGTATTCTTTTTGCATAATGTTTCTTCAATAACCAATTGTAAGTATCAACAGATTTAATTGGTAAAACTTTTAAATTTGACATCTCAACTCCTTTCTTAATTTATTGGTGGTGAGAAGTAAGCAAACCTTGGCCTACCCTTTGCACCTTCGTTTTGATTTCTACACTCAATACCTCTGTCAGTTTGCAGTGCATCAAGAATGTCAGCGCGTCTGCGCCTATCCATATTTGCAAAAGAAGATACACTTCTGGCTAACTCACGTTCAGTTAAGCCAGTTAACCCAGCCTTTTCTATTCGTGCGTAAACTGCCTTACATGCCGCTTCAAATGGTCCTTCTGACATATTAGACCTGAACATCTCGATAGTTTGGATTGCATAGTGATCTACATAATCGATAGACCATTGCATTGCATCTGAACCTATTTCGTCCTGACCCATTGACCGAGCGATAATCAAAGACAAACGCATGGCAATCTCACGGCTACGATTGTACATAGCCTCCAGACCTGTACCTGTCTCCTTCTTAATTGCATTAACCAATCTCTGCTCATACTCACGCAGAAGATCTTCAGCTTCCTGAGTAAATGCAACTTCTAGTGGATGTGGTGGCATGTCATGACTGTTGCCAGTATCTAAGTCACCTTCATTTGCATTGGCATGATCCTTTGCCCAAGTAGCCAGTCGATCAGATATTGTTGACCTTCTTTTCTTCTGGGACATCTGCACACCAATTTCAGACTTCACAATTATAAAACGATTGAGCAATCCAGATGCAACATCACCCCCACCAATAGCTTGCATAAACTCTGATGGTGTAGACATTCCAACTAATGTGAGAGATGGACGTTTCACAACCTTTTCCAACTTCTCTGCGTCTGCCGATTTCATTGTGTTGGTTGCGTAACCTTGTTGTCTTAAAGTTCCATCTTGGCGTCCAAAGCATTCCATGATTGCAGTTATTGCGTCAGCTTTATGTTGCATACCCTTTGCAGATGCCGCCTTTAACTGTCGCCCAAGTTCGTCAATTACAGATACATGCGTTGGCTTTTTAGTTAGCGTAGATAAAACACCCGCACTCGAAGTATAGCCAGCAGGCCCTATTAATTCATCTAGCCCAGACTGCTCAAGTAATTCCTCGATGACAGTCTTCGTGTGTTCCTTACCAGATCCTGTCTCACCAATATTTAAGAAGTATAAGCTAGAGAAGTTTCTCTGATCAGTAACCCACCGACGACCCATTGCAACTGAACCAAATGCAATTGCACATTGCACAGCAAATTGAGGTTGGGGTTTGATTGCAGATACAGTGTAGTAATTTACAACATCCTGAAGAACGCCAGGCACACTTAGTAAATGTTCAGGTATTTCACCTAGTGGTGTGTCTACTTCTTTTGATTTTGTAGACATAATATTCTTGGCGACTCTTGCGCCATGCTCGATTGCTTCCTTGTCTAAATCATACTCTGCGTCTTGCGTTACGTTTAATATTTGAGCGGCTTCTTTGACCGCCTTCTGGACGTTACCCATGTGTTCGAACTGTAGCCACAATTCAAATGCATCAAATGTATGTGCATTATCAAATGGATCGGATGCGTGGTGGCTGTAGGCTCTGCCATCATCAAATAATTTTACACCAGCTAATCCTGACGTGCTGTTGGGAGATAAATATCTACCCTTGGACGTTGGCTTGTATCCATACTGAACCATCAAAGTGTGCATGTCATGTGCATCATTGAATGCATCTATTACTGAAGTGCTATCACTTTTAGGTCTTGGCTTTCGTGTTGGCTGAAACTCTGCCTTCTTTTTCCAAGGGCATATGTCCTGAAGCTGTGGACGAAACTTATCCCACTCACGCCACAATGTTAAAATTTGTGGTGGTAGTTCTGGGATACCATCGAAGATTGATCTCCCTGCCCATTCATATGGACGACCTGTATCTGGATGGATACTTGGCGGAAGTACATCCTGAACAGAGCCTGCGCGCAATTCAAATACCACTTCAGTTTTGCGTGGATCTCCCTCGACAGGCCACGATATCTTGTGCGTGATTAAATCAGGTGGAGCTTTAAAGATCAGCTTACCACGATTTTCACGTCCGATAATCTGTGGTGCAGATTGCATCAACTCAGAAAAATCTATTCCCAGATGTTCAAAAATTATTTTTGTATGCTCGACATTATCTATGTCGATAGCACAAGTTCCAGATGCACCATGCAGTAATCCTACATTGTGATTTGGGTTCTGCTCATAATATAGTCTGGCCTGATCTGGATCTGACAATGCCTTCTCTGGTTGTTGCCAACCAAATCTCGTTGGCCCTTTGGAGCCAGCAGGGATTGTTACCAGATACCAACTCAGCTTTGAGCAGTAATCTTCTATCTGAAAGCTCATGCTGATTCGGTCAGATATTGGCTAAGTTTTTTCCAAGTTGTTAAACTGATGTGGTCAACGCCATCTCCTGATGCGATCCCCTTTACAGTTGGGTGAGATAGCCCACATTTCTCAGCGACAACAGTTAAACGTCGATCTTGCAACGCCTCTCGTATGTCGTCCAGTGGTAGTAGTGTTTGCATTATTTTGATCCTTTTTTGCATTATTTGTAAAAACATCTTTACATAGTGAAAATCTTTCTGTAAACAAGATTCTGTAGAGAATGAGTGAAAAAAAGAAAGAAAGGAAATTGCCATGAGCAATATCGATGGACTTGCCTCCGAGTGGCTAGAAGTAAAGGCGTTAGAAAAACAGATTATCGCACAGCGTCATGCGATAGAAGAGCAGATCACAGAGGCATTAGATGCCAAAGATGAAGGCTCAATATCCCACAAATTATCAGAGCATAAAGTTACGTTATCACAGCCTGTGTCTCGTAAAGTTGATGCTATTGCATGGGATAAAGTTAAAGATAAAATCCCAAGTAACCTACACCCAGTAAAGGTAAGCGTATCTGCGGATGCCGCTGGTTGTAGATATTTAGCGGAAAAAGAACCGCGCCTATGGTCAAAGATTGCCAAGGCATTCACAACTAAATCTGGAAAAATTGGTGTAAAAGTAGAGGCTCTGTAATGGAGCTTACTGCCAATGAATTGGTCATGCTATCCGAAGCGTTGAAGTCTGTGACGTTTATGGATGGCCTGACTAAAAGCCCAGAGCAGATCAGATTGGAACGTAAACTGTCACGTTGGTCTGATCATGAAAATCTAATTTTTGTAGAAGGAGAAAATAATGAAAGAAATAAATAAAATATTAGACGAGGTATTTGCCTCTGTCTTTAAAGAAAAATGGGAGGATAGAGAATATAAATGGCTATAAATTTAAAATCACTATCCAAGCCATCAGGTCAGCGACCAATAATCGCCACCTTGTTTGGTGAAGGTGGAATGGGTAAAACTACTCTAGCCGCTATGTTTCCAAAGCCAGTCTTTATCAGAACTGAAGATGGAACTGCATCACTTATGGGAAATGAAAACGTAAGTTTGTTTCCATTAGCAACATCATCAAATGATGTCTTAGATGCAATTGAAGCTCTAGCCACTGACAAGCATGAGTTTAAGACATTGGTTATCGATAGCATTACGCAATTGGCAACAATGATCGAAAGCGAAATTGTAGCGGCTGATCCTAAAGCTAAATCTATAAACCAAGCTGGGGGTGGATATGGAGCAGGGTATGGAACTGCATCTGAGAAGCACCGCCAGATCAGAGAGTGGGCAGGATCTCTTGCCTATGAAACTGGAATGAATGTGGTCTTCATTGGACACGCCGACACTGAGACGTTGGACTTGCCTGATCTAGATCCATACGCAAGGTACTGTGTGAGAATGCACAAGAAGAGCATTCCACATTACACTGATAATGTTGACCTAGTTGGATTAATCCGACTGAAGACATTTACTCGCGGAGATGGCGATAAGAAGCGCGCCATTTCTACTGGTGAACGTGAGATACTGTGCTTTCCACAGGCATCATCAGTCACCAAAAATCGGTTCAACATTACTGAACCACTGCCATTTACATTTGATGGCGGCAATCCATTTTCACAATTTGTAGCAGAGTAGGAGAACTCACATGGACTTAAACGGATTTAACGCATTGGAAATTGAGCCAACAACAACTAACGAACCAATCCCAGCAGATTGGTACAAGGCTGTAATTTCTAACACCGAGCAGAAGGCAACTAAAGCTGGAACTGGCTCATACCTAGAACTCACAATTGACGTGATCGAAGGATCATATCAAGGCAGAAAAATTTGGGATCGACTAAACTTACAGAACCCAAACCAAACTGCGGTTGAGATTGCACAACGTAATCTATCGAGCATTTGTCGTGCGATTGGTGTGAACAACCCAAAGGATAGTGCTGAGTTATGTGACAAGCCACTGATGGTTAAAGTTGCAGTTAGAGCGGCTGATGGTCAATATGATGCCACTAACGAAGTTAAGGGTTATGACGCGGCAGGTGGAGCTACGGCTACTGCATCACCTGTAGTTGCAACTGCGAGTGCATCTACACCACCTTGGAAGAAGTAACGTCTACCTCTGGATCGGCTCCTCGTGAGCCGATTTACTAGATAGATGGAGAAGCAAATGAACCTTGAACAATATATGACGCCAGAAACAGTTCGCCTCATTTACGAGAAATATCAACAGAAACGAAAGAATGAGCATCGACCTCACTTGGGTGGATCTCAAATTGGCAATGAATGTAGTCGCGCACTTTGGTATCAGTTTAGACACGCATGGACGCCAGACTTCTCTGGGAGAATACTTCGATTGTTTGAAACAGGTGATCGTGAAGAAGATCGTGTTGTATCTAACCTAAGAGATATCGGTGTAGAGATTTGGGAAGTAGACCCAGAAACTGGCAAGCAAGTTAGATTTACAGAATGTGGTGGTCACTTTGCATTGTCTCTGGATGGCGTAGGTCTTGGTTTTCCTGAGAGCAGTAAGCCACACACACTTGAATTTAAAACTATGAACACCAGAAGTTTTAAAGATATCGAAAAGAAGGGATTGCAGAAAAGCAAGCCTATCTATTGGGCGCAATGCCAGATTGGTATGCACTTAGCTGAATTAGAGAACTGCTACTTCTTTGCAGTTTGTAAGGAGACTGACGCTATTTATGCAGAACGTCTAAAGCTAGATAAGTCTGAGGCCATGCAACTTATAGAGAAGGCAAATAAAATTATATTTGCAGAGACGCCACCATCCAAATTAAGTGAGGATGCAAGTTTTTGGCAATGCAAGTTCTGTCCGTATTGGGCAGTATGTCATGGATGCAAAATACCAGAAGTTAGCTGTAGAACGTGTAGCCATGTGACCCCAGAGAAAGATGGGACTTGGAGTTGCGCCAAAGGAAAGCCCACAGTTACTTGTGATGAACATCTATATATCCCACAAATCATGCCAAAAGATTTGGTGGTGCATGATGCTGGTGATGACTTTGTTGAATACCAAGATCAAGACACTGGTGAGATCATTAAGAACAAGGAGAACAGCCAAGCTATTTTTGATGGCAGAATGAAATGATAGAAGACACGATAGTGAGAGAGGCTGTATTAGAAGACATAAAATATGTTGTCAGCCTCAGTAAAAAAGAAAGTTTGAGTTTAGGTTTTATTCCAAAGATGGCGTATGAATCTGCGATCACAGGAATCAAAACTGGCAAGAGATGGTCACCTGTTTGTAATGACAAACTATTTGTGTGTACTGTTAACGATGACCTTGTTGGTTTTTGCCTAGCTAGTTTTGGCAAAAGAAATGCAATCTACCGCAAGGGAAAGATAGCTCAGATTTGCCTACAAGAAGATGCCAGAAAATTTGAGAGGGGCAAACTGCTTTTAAACGTAGTTATCAATTGGGGTAAGTCTATTGGGACTTTATCTTTTGATGCAGGTTGTGCTGACGATCTGGAAAGTAATTTCTTTTGGCAAGCTATGGGTTGGGAGATTGCAGGATCTCGCAAGGGTATCGGACACAAGAACACTTGGGTTCAAACAAGCAAACGCAAAATCAATATATATAACTACGATCCCAATTGGCTAAGTGGATTAATAATAGGAGACGTTAAATGACATTTACCCTTAGAGACTACCAAAAAGAAGCAATAGATGGGCTGTACAGCTACTGGGCAAGTAAGTCAGGGGATAATCCACTAATCGTTGCGCCTACAGGCTCTGGGAAGACTGCGATCATCGCACAACTGATTTCAGACGCCATGAGCTACCACGGCACGAGAGTTATGGTTGTAACGCATGTTAGAGAGCTTCTGGAGCAAGGTGCTTCAGGATTGGTCAAACTGTACCCACAGGCTGATTTTTGCTTCTACAGCGCGTCTGTGGGTGAGAAGCGACTAGACAAACCTATTATATTTGCAGGCATACAAAGTGTATGGGAGAGAGCCTACCAGATCGTCCCTGCAATTGATTTGATATTAATCGATGAAGCTCACATGCTACCCAAGAATGAAGGCACTCGATATAACAAATTCATAGCTGACATGAAGAGTTGTAATCCAGATGTTAAAGTTGTTGGCCTGACTGCCACGCCATACCGATTAGACAGTGGATACTTGCACAAAGGCGAGGGAGCTATCTTTGATGGAATTGCACATGACATATCTGTTGAGATGCTCATGGAGCAAGGTTACCTATCTCCTGTCATATCCAAGGGCGGAATTAAACAGATCGACCTGACAAATGTCAAGAAACGTGGTGGTGAATTTATCGAGAGCCAATTGGCTACTGCCGCATCAGATCCAGAGTTAGTTGCGTCTACAGTCGCAGAGATAGTTGACTTAGGATCAGATAGGAAAAGTTGGTTGGTGTTTAGCTCTGGTGTGAGCCACGCACAAATGTTGGCAGATGAATTTGAATTTCACAATATATCAGTTGGAGTTGTTACTGGATCAGATGGAAAGAAAGCCAGAGATCAGACAATTGCTGATTTTAAATCAGGCAAACTAAAATGCCTGATCAATGTGAATGTGTTGACCACTGGCTTTGATCATCCTTCTGTGGATCTCGTCGCGTTGGTTAGAGCTACAGCATCAACTGGATTGTATGTGCAAATGGTTGGACGTGGCACTAGAATTGCAGATGGCAAGGAAAACTGCCTGATATTAGATTATGGTCAAAATGTTGAGCGTCACGGATTTATCGATAAGGTTAAGCCAAAAGATAAAATGAGTGGTGGCGATGGAGAAGCTCCAGTTAAGACATGCGAGAAATGCCAGACGATGGTTCACGCCGCCGCTCAAGTTTGTCCTGAGTGTGGATTTCAGTTTCCACCGCCTATGCTTAATCACAGTTCAAGTTCATACCGAGGTGCTATGTTATCGTCTCAAGTAGAATCCGAGTGGGTTGATGTCGATAGTGTATGGTATTCAAGACATAAGAAAGATGGAAAGCCAGACAGTGTGAAGGTGACTTACCATTGTGGAATGATGTCAAACTCTGAGTGGCTGTGTCCAGATCATGGTGGATACGCCGCCAGTAGATATAGATCCAGAAAGCCTTTGCTCAACTCAACGGCAGATACAACAGATGAAGCTCTGGACGAATCAAGTTCTTGGATAACGCCTAGTCGCATAAAAGTTAGACCATCATCTCACAATCCAAAATACAAAGAAATTGTAGAATTTGATTATACACAAGTGGAGAAGAAACATGAGACGCAAACGCAAAACTCGGACTACTACGATTGGACTGGTGAAGATATCCCCTTCTGAGCATGACGAGCAAGTTGGATTTATTAATTGGTTTCGAGCCAAATATTCAGGTGTTTTGATATTTGCAATTCCTAATGGCGAGAAGAGAGCCATTAGCGTTGCCAAAAGATTAAAAGCTGAAGGTGTAGTTCGAGGCGTCCCAGATTTATATGTTCCTACTTGGAACTTGTGGATTGAAATGAAACGAGCTTCAGGTGGAAGACTTTCGCCTGATCAGAAAGAAATGATAAATTATTTAGAAAGTATTGGAAATACAGTTATCATAGGGAAAGGGGCAAGTGATGCCTCTAAGAAAGTATTGGAGTTTATGGAGAAAGGAAAACTAGAATGACGTGGGAAATAAAAAAAATAATATGTGGAAATCAAGAGCATTATAAAAAAGCTCAAGATAAATATGGAGAGGCGTGGAGGATACAAGCCAAGAAAGATAAAAATGACAATCCTGCATTAAGGTTAAGCCAGAAGCCATTGAAAAATGGTACTTTAAGCAAAGAAGGGGCGTCCAGAGGTGGCAAGAATAGTGCAAAAACACATGCACATATTCAACAGCAACTTAGTTTATTCCCAAAAAGTCTTCTAAGTCATTGAAAACAAATAAAACTTTCTCCTTGATATACTACATTTAGTATGCTATATATTGTATGTAGAGAGAAAAAAGGAGATTTTCTATGAGTGACTTTTACTATAATGATGGCGGACGTGTCGAATCAGGCCGAAGAGGTTTAGCTGGTGATTGTGCAGTTCGCGCAATGGCTATAGCTTTAGAGCTAGACTACGATGCTTGCTATAAAGAAATAGCACAAGCCAATAAAGAAAATGGACGTGCTAAGTCTGTTCGTCATGGCGTTATGAAAGACGTGTATGGCGCAGTTTTAAAGCGTCATGGATGGGTCTGGCATTCAGCACCAAAATTTAAAGGCGTAAAAGCTCGCGCTGAAGATATGCCTGATGGTGTTGTTATTGCCAGACAAGCAAGGCACTTCGTTGCTGTTATTGATGGTGCTGTTCACGACATATGGAACTGCTCTCACAAAATGGTCTACGGCTATTGGGCTAAAGTATAATTAATAAGCACTGTGACTTCGGTTGCAGTGCTTAGATAATTAAACTAATTTATCTGGTTTAACAAACTTGGGTCTGTAGTTTTGATAAGACTTTGCAATGCAGGTGATAACGATGCATCAACTTCTTCTTCAACTACAGGCTCTCTAACTATTGTTTGACCAGTAACACTTAATAAAGGTTTATTTGATCTACTAATATATTGTTTAATTGCGCTTAAAGCATCACCAGTTTCTTGGCTTCTTTTTAATCCTTTAGAAATAACTTCAGCACCAACAACTGTGCCAACAACAGGTACTTTAGCCATATAATTAAATATTCCTGCCATTCTTCCTGCACTTAAAAGTGTGTAAGCTGTTCCAGGAGCATTAAGTTTTAAACTTGGGTCAGCCCACAATGTTGGCATAACATCATCACGAAATGATTTTATTTTTGAAATTTCACTAGGACTAAATAACTCATTAATAAGATTTTTATTTTTCATAAAAACTTCATTGTAATTGTTTACAATATTTAACCTAGTGACATCTGACTTGCCATTACCAGCAAACGCCTTTTCAAGCACTCCATCTTTTATAAGATCAACAACTTCATCATATTTTTCTTGAGGAAGATTAGCTTTATAATTTTTTAAAATCTTAGTCATTTCTTTTGATGGGTTAAATTTTGCATGACCAAATAAAGCATTAACAAAAGAACTAGGATCGTAGTCTGGATTTGTTATCATTTTAAGAATGTTATTAGATGCGTTATTATCTTTATTTTTAGCTTTACCAGTTAATCCAATGTATTTTTTGTAAGCCTCTTTAGATTCAAATAAAGTATCAATTATTTCTTTATTGCCAGTTATAAAGCCTTGCTCAATTCCATTAAATACTGTGTCATCTACCACTGACTTCATTTGACCAAATGCCATTTTTTCAGTATCTGTAGCGGCGTCTCTCATTAATCTATTTATAGTTTTTTGGTAACCTGAAATAAGTTTAAATGGAGATCCTTTAAATCTAGGGTTTGCACTCATTTTTTGAAGTTTTTTAAGATATTTAATTTCTCTTGATAGCTGTGGAAAATCTGCAAGTTCTCTCGTAGAAAGTTGAAGCTCATCAATAGTAGATAGCATTCTGTTTACTGTCTCGTTCATACCTTTTGCAGTTAAAATTGGTTGATCTACAGCTTCCTTAACTGCTTCATAACCAGAAGAAGATGTACTTTTTAGTTTATCTGCCTCTCCAGTAACAATATTTTGGACACCTGTCGCTGATTCATATGGAACAAGATCAGAATCTAATGACCCTACATTACCAGATCCAAACTCATCTCTAAGAGCTTTAGCTTCAAGTCTTATTTCTTGTAGTTGCCTATCATCAAAAGCCTTAATTGTTTCTCCACCGCCACCTTCAAGTTTAGAGTTTCTTAAAACATCTTCGGCAGTAATTGCATCAGATGCTTGCGTTTGCGCCGATCCACTTGCTTTTGTGTCATATGGAGCAGATGTCCTTTGACCTTGGGTTAGTGGAAACCTAGAAGTGTTCATGATTTCAGGAGTCA